TCTACATAACGAGGCTTGTAGCAATGATTAACACAATATCGCAAAGCATCTGCACCGTGGTCATCTCCGCTTGAAGCGTCTTCAGGATTTCTTGTATGTCGCTGAAGACTCAACAATGAGTCAACTATCGGTTCAGTGCTCCCACGAAAGAAACGCAATCTTTTATTATAAATCAAGTTCGCAATGTTTCGCCAACCATTCACTCTATCCATATTTGCTTTTGTTAAATGAACACCACGCTCACGAAATGTATCCGACGGAGAACGAGCCATTGAAACTTCTCCTGGCTTACGCTTCGTCCACATATCCGCAGGTGCCAACACCATCCGAGGATTCCTTCCGAACGAACCGTTGCCTCTCGTCCACGAACAACCCTCAATCATTTTTCTAATTCCGTCTGCATGTTCAGCACCAGACCCCGACGAATAATAACTGTCAATCACCCAGAGGTCGTCGTCAGAATCTACCGCAACTAAAACACCTGCTGTTGGATTTGACTCACCATAATCCAATGCAATGAACAAGTTCCAATTCTCAGGAACGTCAAAAGGATCTACCAAGATATCGTTACGCGAACAAGATAGAAACGCTCCCAAACTTACATCCCAATCACCGTCAAGATATGCACGAGTCAACTCAGGATCTCCCATCGCCATTAATCTTTTCGGATAGTCTGGATCAGAATCAAGAAGTATTTTGTTATCAGAAACTTTTGAAGGAAGAAAACATCGAACCATTCCCGACGCTTTATCTTTTAACGGAACACCGCCCTGCGGATATTTGTCGATTCCAAAATATCGCTTCACCTCACCATGACATTGACCGCCAGGGTTCCCGCTTGCTCTAATTCTTTTATGTTGTGCTTTCCCACGTAACCTCGACTTCATCATGTTGTAAGGTCGTAAGGTTTGAAATGTTGGCAACTCGTCCCACCCAATCCACGAATACGAACTTCCCAAATAACGAGGAAAGTCTTGGTCAGTATCCATATATCGAAATAACAATTCACTTCCAGAATCAAACTTCCAAGTCTTCGCACCAACTTTAAACTCACCGCCAAGTAAAGGATATATCTGAGAACTCCTACGAATCAACTCATCCATATCAGTTGAATGCCGACGAAACAAAATGCCAACCCAATCTTTACCTTGCCATAAATCTTGAATGAAATCTCCTAACAAGAAATCGCTCTTCCCTCCTCCCGCAGCTCCTCCAAAAAAAAGTTCCGTTATCCCAGACTCACCACTACATATTGCCGATAGTTGTGGACCAACTTGAGGTTGCCAAGCACTTTCAACGTTAGTCATCATCAGCTATCTGAGATATGACTCTATTCTTTTCAACCCAATCTTCAATGCTTGTCGATCTTGGTGGAGCTTCAACAGATTGTATTTTTATTGCGTCACCATCTGCACCAGTAGTTTCTTGACGTTCAACATAGCCTCGACCTTTGCCCATCGTTCGCAAGTAAAACATGATTGCACTTGCATGTTCATTCCTCACCAAATTATGAAGAGCATTCTCAGCAATGTCTACCATCTCTTCTCGACACTCATCAACAACCGCTTGCATTTCGTAACGCTTCACCGCATCGTAAACAGCTTGACGACTAACTTTTAAACGTCGTGCAACTTGCGTAAAGTTTGCATCAAGATCTCTCAACGCTTTCTCAAGATTTGTTTTTGTAATTTTATTGTTGATGATATTTTCTCCTAATGTCAAGTTCGTCAACTGCTCAACATTACAAAAATAGGATTACGATCACTCACATGCAACCCGCCAATATTAAAATCAAAATACTCAACCGCTTCATCATAACTCATTCCATCGCGATTAATCAATAGGTTTATAATCTTCTTGTAATCATACGCAACAACAACATCTCTTCCAAATGTTGAAGCACTGCCTATTATCGCTTCTTCAAATCCCGTCAGCAAAATAGCACCCTCGACTTCCTGAATAAATGATTCAGAAATCATATCAATACGTCCAGACCCACGGCCTCGGAAATCCTTCACCCTCAGTCATTGTGTCAAGATGAATAAAACGTGAGTCCATGTCGCCCGTCTGTTTTAATCCAATGCCCGCAAAACCAAACTCACTACAACTCATCAAAAGTTCCCAAGCCTTTGCTCCTGATATTTTTATATCGACTGCCTTGCCTGTTGTATGAGCACCCAATTTTTTTTTCTTAGCTTCTACTGGATGAGTCTCCGACCGATAGCCAGAAGTAATTATTAAAGGGAACCCCAGTAATGTTCGCAACGCTTGCAACCGATCAAGAAAATCTTTGTCAACAACGCACCTACCCGAATGACTGCAAGCCCATTCATCAAAACTAATATTAGGGTAACGCTTGTTAGGCCAAGCAGATTTCAATTTATATTCGATCAATGACATCCTCCGTTTTATTTTACTAATATAGATTTATCAATATCAAAAAGCAAGGTGACCAGTAATGGTAGGGTATGGTAGGGTAAGTGTAGGGTATTTTTTTCTTTACTGGTCTACTTTAAGTTTTTGTTTTTTATACTACTTATTTATTTACTCCAAGGTATCCAAGGTAAATTATACGCTACGTATAGAAATGTGTTTTTTCTTCGTTAGTAAAACTTATACGAATTTACTTTTTTACTTGACCACTTTTTTACAACGACCTGTTTTTTAAAATAGTTAAGGTAGACGAGTAAAGCTAAAAATACTGGTCGCAAGTCTTTTTACTGGTCTATGTGTTTAGGCAAAAAAGTGTCCCCCGCATAACCGAGGAGCAATGCGAGGGACACCGAGGAGGTATCATGTCTTGTTGAGAGAGATGATAACCCAAGATAGTTAATTATAAAATATTATGCAACTCGTTATCTCTCCACCAATCTATGATTGATGTTACGTTTGTATCTTCGCTAAGTTCGATCTGCTCTAACGATTCCGAATTATAAAATGCACCAGAAATATTCTGGCGTAAAATTATTTTGTTCGATTCCCGTTTTAAATCTGGACTAATAATTATATCAGTCACATTGCCAGAATAAATATTTCTCTGTCTTCCGTTCGACAACTCTACCAATAATTGTTTACTCATTGGGTAATGAATATAACTATTTAACCACCAAGATTCAAGGCTATATTTATAGTTCATTTAACCCTTGACAAAACAAAAGAAATGTGTTATAGAAAATCGGTTTTTTCAGCTATAACAATCGTATAAGAAACATTGCAAAACCCTTGACAAGATGAAGAATGTTTTGTATTATATATATAGTTGAGAGAGAGAAACCACTAATAACCGAGGAGATTCAAAATGGATAAAACAAACTTCAACTTCAAAATAGACGGATCAAACGGAAACTGGAACGTCAAGGTCGCCTCTGGAAAGTTCACCGCAGAAAACGATTTCCATACGATCAAGGGAGAAATTATGGGTAAAAAAATATATCACGAAGAATTAGGACATCCTTACATAGATATTCTTGATAATCAAGTAAAAGAAGGCATGACGCTTTTTATAGAAAGACAATTAGAAGAAAAAAGATGCTTGATGTATGAATGGATTAAAGAAGCAGGTGATGTTGATTGGAACAAAGTAAAAAACAATTACAACTTCTAAAGAAAAATAAAACGGGAGGGAGGAATCGTTCCTCTCTCCCAACACTAACCGAGGAGACTCAAATGAAAAGTTTCAAAGAAATCAGAAAAGAACTTAAAAGAACTTCGACGTTGAAAAAATTTATTGAAAATAATTTCAAACTCAACGAAATCGAAGATATGATAAAAGAACGAAATAAAGAAAATTTAGAAAATGCAATGTATGAAGTTGCGGAAAGAGCGTTGATGAAATATTACCCGACCAACGTAGCAATCTTGAATTACCCAGAAATATACAACGGTTGCTCGGTCGCTTCAGCAAATTTCGTCAACGATGCAGTAGAAGACGTTTACAAAGAATTGGTTCCATGTATGAAGGATAGGTTTAAAGGATGGGAAGGTTGGGTAATAAAAGATTCTGATTTAATCAGAGACTAACAAATAAAACGGGAGGGAGGAATCGTTCCTCTCTCCCAACATTTAACCGAGGAGATTCAAAATGGTAGACAAGAAATTTGCAGACGCATTCAAAAAGAAATTGCAAGAGGAAACAGGAGCGAGTCAGGAATGGATGGACAAACATTTGATCGTGGATTTTAATTTTGACGACGACGAAGACGAAACTGAAGCCGAGGAAAACTAAAATGGAAAACAAAAAAGAAGAAAAGTTTTTGGCAGAATGTTCGCCCGAAGAATTTACAAGTCACATGCTCGGAAAACTTGCGGGGAACCGTGAGGTAGATCCAAAATATTTTACCACTGCAAAAAATTCAATGGCTCGTTTTTCAGAACCAGAGCGAGACGAAGAATAAATAAAACGGGAGGGAGGAACCGTTCCTCTCTCCCAACACTAACCGAGGAGATTCAAAATGAAAACCCATAAAGAAATTTTAGAAGCTGCAATGAAAATTGATCACTTGCAAGATGAGTTGATGAGAGATCCAGAATCAGGTATTGATAACAAAGATGTTAATGTCGAGAATACAACAATCGAAGATATTAGAGACGGGGTTGAATATCTACTTGACGAGGCATTTCCAAGGTGGATTGGTGACGCAAGAGACGATGGTGATAAAAGGAATTTAAAATATTACAAAGAAGAAATTGCAAAAATAAAGAACTTCAAAAGGAACTACTTAAAATAAACAAATAAAACGGGAGGGAGGAACCGCTCCTCTCTCCCAACACTAACCGAGGAGACTCAAATGAAAAAATTATTAGCAAAAGTTTTAGTTTGCTTTTTAAAAAAAACTAACGTCGTTGCACTAAATGAAAACTGCTCAGACTATGAAGTGGTTGAAATTAATTACAACAACGATCAGATCGAAATACATTTCGACGAGAATAGAGAGGTGTTTTAATGTTAGAAATAGAAACCGATATAAAAATAACGATCACCGCAACTGGGACAGAAGCGGGAGAAAACATCTCACCAGATTTTTACTCTCCAGGTGAGAGTGTGTATGCCGATAATGTAAAAGTTTTTTTTGGAAAAATTGATGTTACATCAGAAATATATCCTCACGACATGGCTATGATCGAGGATTTGTTAGGAGATGAAATAGAATGAATTTTAATTCAAACTGGACTAACGAAAAACAATGCGAGGAATTTTTTCAATACGCTTTAACTACTCCTCATGTAACTCTGCGAAAAATGTTTAATAATTTTTTTGATCCATTTTCGGCAGGTCGTTACGACGAAGAAACTAACGAATTAAAATATTTCTTCCGACAAAATATTGAAGAATTTTATTTGAAAGGAATGAGCTTAACCAAACTGTCTCAGTTGACGAGAGTCTCAAGATTTCAACTTTCAAAATTAGTTATGGCACGAGGATTACCAAGACCACGAAGATTTTCTGATCGGAGAAAAGCAGTTATCAATTTGTTGATGGAAGGAAAACATTCACAAGCATCTATTGCAAATGCTGTTGGTGTAAGTAGACAACGAGTTCACCAAATAAAATCGTCTTACCAAAAAGCCATTGACCAATTAGAGGGGAACCGAACCTACAAGGAGAATTCCAAATGAATATTTCTGGATACTACGAACTGACAATAGAAAAAGGTCACGATTTTGATTTTGTAAATGTCGAGATTATAAAATATAAATTTATTAACTTAAATGCTTTCAAATCTTTTCTGTCACGGGTTATGATCCATGACGAATTTTCTGAAACGCTTAATGTTAGCTACCATGCAAAGAAAAAAGATGTCTTTGAATATATAACCGAAGTAATACCAAACAAATTTCAAATCGAACTATATTATGATAGAGGTCAAGATCCAGACGAGGAAAAAAGATTTTTTGAGGTGTATTATAAGGAATGGGATTTATCTAATGGATTTTTTTGCGACCATGCAACTGCCTCTGTCTATCAATTTAGAAAAGATGTGCAACAAAATGAATATTTTAATTACACAAAGGAGGATGGAACACAACAATCTTTTTTAAAGCGAATATTGTTTCCAAATCCAAAAAAAGTTCCTCACTATGAAATTAATTGGGAGTAATAAAATGAGAATGACAAAACGTTTTGACGAGCCAGGTAAAGTAGAGCGGATTTTGCGTAGTGTATTGTTTGTAGCTATTTGTTTTTTTTGTGCTACGATCCTCCCCCCGCTAATAGAATTACTCGTCTTTGGGAGCAGTGATTATTACTAATTTTACGCTTGACAGATACAAAGAAATATACTAT